AACAAGAGATTAAACGCTCTTCTATCGCTTCCTTAAGCGGGAATATCAAAGAAATAAAGGAAGGTTTCGGAGTAGGTATTAAAGTATCTAAGATTGATCCAAAGTACGTTCAAAATTACCTGGATAAACTCGACTGCTCCAGAAATAAAAAAGAACGGAACAAGTCCATGCTCAATCTTGCTTTTGATTATGCAGTGGATCTTGGCATCATCAAAGACAATCCAGCTAGAAGAGCTAAACTACCAAGGATTAAAAAATCTTTGGAGGATTGGAAAAAAGTAGAACAAAAATATCTTGAAGAAGATGAAATCAAACTGCTGCTGAAAGAATTGTATCGTAGGCCAAGCACTTATCGAATCGGTTTGCTCTCTGAATTCATGAGCCTGAATGGTTGTCGTATTGGTGAAGCCGTTGGGATTGAACCACATAATGTTTATTATGAATCCAACACCCTGCAACTTCACGGAACCTACGATCACACGAATGGATATCAGAAAGGTGAAAAAACATCTCCCAAAACTCTGGCATCCTATCGTGAAACGGTCATGACTACTCGTGAGAAAGAAATATTGGAAGAGATGGAGTTCATGAATGAACTAGAGAAGAATACCAATCCTCACTATAAAGACATGGGCTTTATCTTCACTACAAAAAATGGAGTTCCTTTACAAACAAACTCTTTTAACCTGGCTCTAAAGAAAGCAAATGAAAGACTTGAAACACCAATCCAGAAAAATCTTACTAGCCACATATTCCGTCACACGCTTGTAAGTCGACTTGCTGAAAACAATGTCCCACTCAAGGCCATCATGGATCGCGTTGGCCACTCGGACGCAAAAACAACGACGCAAATCTATACTCATATCACAAAACAAATGAAATCAACCGTTGCAGATGTCATGGAAAAGTATTAGTCTTTGCCCCAAAAATGCCCCAAAGCAAACAAAAAAGCCTATTGACCAAGCTAGAAAGCTTGATACAATAGGCTTTTTCTAAATTCATTATTTAACAGCGTCTTTAAGACATAAACATATATCATAGCTTTATAGATAGAAGAAAGTTTTAATAAATAAGGATGTATACGATTAAAAAGTAGTTTGAAATTATAGGTGAAAATACATAAGTTTTAAACTTATGCCCTAAAAATGCCCCAAATTTCATTTCTCAATTTGTGGGGCATTGTTTTAATTTCTTTATGATTCACTAATTCATACTTTCCCTTTCCAACTCGTACATTCTTACCGAATGCAATACAAGATCACGATACTTCCAAGTTGATACCAGATACTCAATGACTTCCTGGTCCTCTATCTTGCATTCCATCAAGAGCAACAATTTGACCGTGTACTCATTTTTTAAAACTGGTGCTTGATAAGTTACATCTACCCAATGCTCAAAACCTAAGTCCGTCTGCTCTACGCTCGCAAGTTCAATGTTCAAAATGTTCATATTTCTTCCTCCTGCTTATCTATTCGTAAAAAGAATAAAAAACAGTGAAAAAATCATTACTTTTTTTAATTCAAAAAGTACTTTCAGACAAACAAAAAAACCGCAGGCATAAGTCTGCGGTTAGTTCAAGAAGAAAAATAGAATCTCCTTTCTTTATTTAAAATTTATTTTGTGGTGATAAGTCCGTCAGGTAATACATCAAATGCTGGTTTATCTGAACGGCTACCATCCTCGTTGACATAGTACCAGCCTCCTTCGACTTTAACAAGTTCTTTTGAGGACATTTCGCCGTTCTCTTCTTTGAGATGGTATAGTTTGTCCTTGTATTGAACCCAGCCAGTGACCATCGCTCCTGAAGCATCAAGATAGTACCATTTACTATTCACAAGAACCCAACCAACAGCCATTGCGCCGTTTTCTTTGAGGTAGTACCATTTGCCATCATCCTTCAACCATCGAGAAGCTATTGAATAACCTCTCTCATTGAAGTAGTACCAGGTACCATCGATCTTTTCCCATTCTTCTTTTGGATAAGAGCCGTCAGGATATTCATACCACCATCCAGTATCATTTCTTTTCCATTTTGGCTTAGCTTCTTCATCGTCTAGTAAAACAATGTTCTTGTCGTACGGATTTGAAGAGTATTGCCACCAGCGAATACCGTCCATGCTCGGAAAATATTCAAAGTTAGCGTCGCCATCGTTCAGACCATATCCAGCAATCCAAAGACTGGTTGGGAATTTCTCAAGAATCTGCTCATAATAGATATTATTGAGCGTGAATGGCTTGTAGCTATAATAGATTGGCTCATAGCCGTTTTCTTTGAGGATTTCCATAAAGCGAATACAAGCATCTGTGTTTGCTTGTTTATCTTCGCTAGCGTGATCTTCGTAGTCAAGACACAAGTATTTTACTTTTTGAGGGACATTGTCAAGGAAGTAGCGTGCTTCTCGCTCTGCTTCTGCTACGTCTCCACCAAACCAAGCAAAATGATAGAATCCAACAGGATTGGATTGCTCCACTTGAGCGGACAGGCAAGGGTTTAGATAGTTTGTACTCTCTGAAACCTTTATGATGGTATTCTGTGTGCCCATATCAGACAAAATACCTGTAATATCGTATCCATTATGACTGGATACGTCGATGAATAAGTCGTTTTTCTTCATTTTTCCCTCCTAATCCTCGCTTGGCTCTTGATAGTCAAGAGCACGTTTGCTGTCAGAAAGCCCAGCAGTTGTCGGGTCGTTGACAACACCAATAAGTACAAGGATGTAAACAAACGTGTTCACACCATCTTGGATATTCTTAGGGATATCCAATCCAAATTGTTGAGCCATCAAGAAGATAGCACCAAGCAAAGCAATAAGTGTTGCTTTGTTTTGTAGTCTAAGTTTCCAGTTAATTTTGTTCATTTTTAGTTCCTCACTTCTAGATTTACATATTTATTGTAGAGGCTATCGATGTATCCGTTGCCTCCTAACTTCTTGTAGCTTGAGTGCATTTTATGCACGATATCAGACTCATGGACTGTTGTATATCCACGATTGATTGCCGTAGTCATGTCTCTTTCAAGTCTCAGATACATTGTGACTAGATGAGCCTCATCATGTACTACCAGCTTATCGTTAACTTCACTTATCTTCCTGTTGTTATCCTCTCCGACAACTCGAATGTCATTCACTGATGATTGGATGGTGCCTAGCTCATCTTTTAGGTCATTAAATTGTCTCTTGTTCAAATCTCCTGATTTACTAGCACGCATTCCAAACCAGCCAGTAGCGATGACTCCAATCGTGGGAGCAAGTTGAGCGATAGCGTGTATCATTTTTTCAAAGATATCAACCCATGTCATAACCTCCCCCTTGTCTAATCAATACGAGGCATGACCACAGTAAGTACACCTTGCTGCAGCATATCAGAGAGTGACTGGTCTTTGTAAGTATAGCCCTCTGTTGCTTGCATCTGGAACTTAAAGATAGTTAGCGTACCTTTTGGCCATTTCGGATTCGTATCGAATGGATAAGGCATGGCAATGATGTCTCCGTTTGAGTAGCGTGTACTCTTGACTAGTGGCTTAACAAATGCTGCCACCTTGCCATAAGCATGGGTAGGCATTCCTCCATTTTGAGATACTGCCAAGGCAATCAAGACCTCAGTGATAGCTGAGACTGTATCCAGATTTTCCTTATTCTCGACAGTCGCTTGCTCTACCTTAGTTGCCATTTCCTTATTTTGCTTGAGTTGCGCCTCTACCTGGTTAAACTTCTCCTTTTCAGCACGCTGAGGGAAGTTTTCCTGATACAGAGCTTCAAGAGCCATTTCAAACAGCTCCGTATTTGACAAACCGATTTTGTCCGCTGATAGCAAGATAGGTACGATAGCACCGTCTGAATTGACTAACGTAACCTTTGTAGCGGATTCTTTTCCGCTCGCATCAAATTCTTGGGACTTTGTCCCGTACTCTAATTTCATAGTTCCTCCTTAAATTTTGAATGAAACATTATCGAAGTTGAGCCAAGTAGCGTCAACATTCCCCTTGACAACTACGTTACCGCTTGGATAGATTCCGATAACTGCAGAACCATAATCATTGTTTAGTGCGGTCTTAAATAATGTTGTGGATGGTCTGAAATTTTCAGGTAAAGTAAAGATGATTGACTCACGGGCAGTCTTTCCACCTTTACAAGTCCCTTTTAAATAAACAATGCCGTCAAAAGTTTTTGAAAATTGGACATTTCCATAGTCCCCATGATGACTCCACCCATTTTGTAAATTGGCATTTTGCCAGGCTGTCGGATTGCTTTCTGTTTTCGACAAAGCTACATAGTCAGAGTTGTTAGTGGATTTTGATTGCTGGACTAGATAGCGCCATGGCCTCCAATTATTATCAAAGCCATGCTCTCTAACTGCTATATACCCAAACGATGTGGTGAAACGTTGAATACATTCCTGAGAATTAGGGTTAGGTCTGAATACTTCTAACATCCCCCAAGCCCCAAATGGATTATTTTGAGAATTGCCGTCTATCCACCAAAAGCCAGTATTTTTCATGGAATTAAAATCCTGTTTGATGATCTTCCCACATCCGTTATTGTCAGTGATTTGATACTGTTGGATAGGATTGTCATTCGCATAGATATCACCCTTTACATCCAGCGCCCCACGTTCACGGATTTTGTTGACACCAACTCCTGACCGATCATAAGACAAAACTACGCTCTCTGTGGCTACGTTGATCATGAACTCAGACCGTGTGAATTTGTCCTCGAGCGTTCCGATTACAACCCATGATTGATTAGCTAGATAATTGCCTGCGAGATTAGCCTGAGAATTGACTAGGTTTGAGATACTTGTCCAGGATCCAGTGGCTGGTCCTGTGTCTATTTGAAAGTTAGCAGTCCCAAGACGAGCAACCTTGAAAGTCAGCGACATTGTGTTTTTCTGACTTCCTGATACTGTCAAAGGGGCAATCTTAGCATTTCTAGTGACCGTCAAGGTGCTTGATGTTGAGCCTGTTCTTGCTATGCTAAAGCTCAATGCTGGAGCAAAATATTCAAGCACGGTCACGGATACCTCTCTAGTATCAGACCAGCGTCCACGGCTATCAGACACGCTCGCTCTGATTTTGATTGTGCCGTGATAATTCATAATGCCTAAGCTCCCGCCGTTTGAGCTTGTAGACTGGTTTTTGCCGACGATTTCGGCATAGTATCCAGTAATGGATGAGCCGTAAGAGCCGACTGCGCCATTAAATCCTACTTTGATGTTGGAGATTACTTGGATGAACGTATCAGACTTAGGGATGAGGTTTTGAGCCGCACCATTTAGGTCCGACAGGGAAACTCCTGTAAATGTGGGTTTCACATTTGCTGGCACG